TGTTACAGGTCTTATCCGACCCAAAGTTCAACACAGCTACAGACGAATTACTCTGAGACGTATTATAAATAAGAGCGCCACGTACAGTAAACGACGCATTAGTCCACACTACGTTATTAAAGTTTATGTACACAACTCCGTCTGCGTTAGTGTTTATGGTCACACCAGACATAGTAACGCCACCTGCTGTATACCCTGTACCCGTCGCTTCGTTCGTTGTTGAATACACCGTTGTATCTGGGCCTAACGTAGCAAAGGCTGTGTACAACGCCATCTTCAAAGTATTTGCCGACAGGTTCTGTTGGCCTTGAACCATTTGACTTTTGAAACTTGTCGTCAGTCCCTGTTGAATAGACATTACGGATTAACCTTAATCTTTGCCTGACCGTCACGGTATGCGTCACCACGTTCGAGACCAGTTCCCAGACGATTCAACTGCATCATCGCGTCTTGGTATTTCTTTTCGTAATACGCTACCATATCCTGCTCACCCTTCATGTAGATGATGGCTTCGACTAACGAGCCATAAAGCAGAACAGGGTCATAGTTATCGCCAAGCCATGTACGTCCATCAGCCGCCACAGTAATTGATTGTGGGTAGTAGTAATAGTGCAGTTCAACGTCATACTGCGCATCAGGCGTAGGAGCCACAATAAAGCTCAACTCATCTGTAATTACACTACTAGCTACTGTCGGGCCAAACAACGCGTAGTACTGCGGCAACCCCGTAGTGGTTGGGCTTGGGTACGCCGCCCGCATGAAGTTAACATCTTTGTTAAGTAAGTATTCAAATCTACCGTCCGCATCTATCACCGCCAAAGAAAAGACCGATAGAAAATCAATTGGACAAGACAAATACTTATTGTTAGTGCTTACAAGTCCGGTGACGTTCTTACGTAATGCAGGTATCTGCACTGAGTTGTATATGCGAGTTTCAGCCTGAGTCACAAAGACAGGTATGTTCGCTACGAATTCTGTTTCGTAGTTCTCTGTGTAAGACTTAATATTCGCAACTAACTCTACATACGTCACTGTTTACTCCTTAAGCCATCGGGCCACGACACATAGTGCCTTTGGTAGCTGCACCTGCGCCACGCATCTTAATACCGCTAGTCTTAGGCTCGTTAGTGTTACCTTTGCTAATGCCACCAACAGATATGTTTGCTCTGTTAATTGCGTCAGCGCCAGTGGTGTAAGCAGAATCAGCTTGAATGCTAGTAGCTTTGCCCTTCATATCATGCGGGGCTGCGTACACTGCGCCTTGGCCTACTTCTTTACCCATAACTTTTTGTGAAAACTTAGCCATTATCGACCTCTCTGGTTATTAGCGCGAGCCATGTTACGACCGACTTTACGCATAGCTTCGCCTGTGACGCCGCCTTTTTTCATACCGTGCATTTTTTTCTCATGGCCTTTAACCACCTTTTTGGCGATCTTTTCCATGATCGGCTTATCTTTTTTAATGTCTTCGTGTTTCATAGTTACTCCTAAGTAATCGTGATGGTTACAGTTCCTACTACGCCAGCAGATGTTAGGTAGTTAGGCGTTAACCCAGCATCATTTCCACTTGCACCGCCAACCGGTGCCCAACCCCACTGGATAACCCGACTACCACCACTCGGATCACCAAAGTCCGTATTCAACGTCAACTGCAATCCCGTATAACCAGATTGATAATAACTATTATCTGGCCTTGGTTCTCTCAACGCTTGTGGGTCGTCCACCGGATACATACCTAACTGCAACTGCGGCTGATCAGGTTCCCAGCAATTTCTACATACTTTAATGTTAACTTGCTTGGTCTTAATTGTCAGCTTCTTTAGCTCTTTCAGCTTATAGCGGAACCCACACCGATCACACTCGGATATGGCATTCTTACCGCTGGCAAACCTGTTACCCATGATTAGATAAACGACTCACGAGGAACGAACCTATCCGCAGCTTTTTCTCTATCTTCACCCGCCGCTAATTCCCAAGCCTCGTCATACATAATTTTTAATGCCATAACGCGTTCTGGGGCAACCTCTGGCTTTTTAACAGCCAGCATATATGACAACCCTGCCACCATACAGTTTAAAAAACGGTAAGGAATATCTATTACGTTAGTACCATCACCGGCGTCGGAAATACGCTTCATGCGCCAATAATAAAATATGTAGTACGGCTGCGCAGACGTACCTTGATCTGGCGCAGGCCAAACATTAATCTGTGGGTTCTTAGGGGTTGCTGCTTCTGATCCTACCTTCTGACCACTCTGACGGTTAACCCAGACTTGGATAGGCCGTCCTTGCGCAAGCTTGTTAGGAATAGTCGAATAGGTAGATACAGAGATGCGGGTTATATTAAGGTCAGTCTGGTTCGGGCCTTGCCCAGAATCCGTACGAATCACATGCTCAATTAAATCAACAGTATCAATAGGCAAGTCATACGTAGTAGTACCCTGAACCAAATTAATTGAACCCTGTTCAATAGTCCACAAGTTAATGCCGCGATTAGCCCACTCAGCCGTTAAGAAATTTAAGCTACGCCGAGCAGTGCGGAAGTCGTAGCCCGAACGCAATTCCAAACCACAACGCTCAAACGCCTCTTCAAATATTTCGTTGAGGTTAGGGTTAAAGCTAGTTGTGTTGGTTGTATAGGCCATTTATGCTCTCGTTTTGCCTCTGATTGCTATACCGTCTGCACGGGCTGAAGCGGATTTAACCGCACCACCTTTTTTATGCTTTCTATCTTCTTTGTTACTGTTTACCACATCGTTTAATCCAAACGCTGCTGCGCTCATTCCTTGTTTAGCAACATCATCTTTGATTCTTTGTACTTTTCTTGCTTTTCTTGTTGCCTCATCAGGTATGTTAGCTTCTTTATACGCCTGAATATCTTTTTTAGTATATTCCCTAGCCTGTTTTTTTAGTTGATCCGGCGTATAAGCATCTTCATATTTTTTCAATTCTTTAAGATTTTGTTTATGTATTCTGCCGGGTAACTTTTCACCTATATCCGGTATTCTTTTTGGTACTGGCGCTGGACTTAATTCATCTAAAAAACCTCTTGCCGCGCCCCGTCCTTCAACTGAAGCAGCTTTTGCTGCGGCGGATGCCCCTCTAGCTGGGCCAATCAACGCTAATTCAGGCGAAGAAGTTTCAAGAGCCTGCTTTTCCCTAAGTTCTTTACGATATTCAGGGTCGCGCATATCCTTTTTAGGTATGTCCATTACAGACCGCGTATCTTTATCAGTTACGTAATCTAAAAACTTATCAACAACCGATTTACCTTCAGCAAATTTTTTAATTTTTGCCATTATCTAAACCCTGCGGTTTTCTTTGCAATACTTTTAGGTTGCGCCACAAACTGCTTTCCTGACTTCTTCCCTGCCCGCTTTGCCTTCGTCGTGGCGGCATACTCGGCTGGGCTTAGCGCCTTGATTGCCTTTTCCGGGAGATACCGCTCTCCTGTCTTTGACGACGGCTTTCCGCTTTTGGTTCGCCATTTCTGGTCACCCCATGACTTTAAGCTTTGCTGCGGGGCTTTCAATCTCGGTATCCCCCACCTGCTGCTTTATACTTCTTAGCGACAAGCTGCGCTTTACGAGCCGACCACTGCCCCGCTCCTGTACCTTGCGTTGCTGCGGATTTAACTTGGCTCACAATCTTCTTACGCATCTCAGGCTTAGTATAGTTACCGGCAGCATTAACCTTCCCACCCTCTTTATACTGGGTGAAGTCGGTGTCATCCCGACGCTTCTTCTTTTTAGCGCCGGGCATTTTAGACGGGTTAATGTCACCCATACCACGCGAGGCCATCATTTTCCTCTAGCCTTTCCACCTTTTTTCATACCCATACCACCCATAGCACCGCCCATAGGACGAGCAGGACGAGCCATAGTACCCATAGGCCCCGTAGGACGAGCGGGACGCGCACCCATACCACCAACTTTAGGTGCGGGAGCACCGCCACGCATAGCAGCACCTAAACCACTCATACCACTAGCAGGACGCGCAGGTGCAGCTTTTTTAGCTTGCACCGCACTCTTAAGCGCATCGGTATAAGGTTTTGCTTTACTTGCCATCTCAGATTGCTTAGCTTGCTTAGCTTTACCTGCTTCAGCAGCTTTGGATTTCATAGCTTGAGCTTTAGCCCTCATTGCTTCCATTCGATTAGCCATGTCCGTCTCCTATTAGCAGTAGCCGCCTTTATTCATCTTCTTACCTTTTTTCAGGTCGTTAGAGTTGCCAGCCATCTTAATCATAGTGCCTTTGGTTTTGCCTTTAGAAGCAACGCCATCACGGCTAGGGGCAGCAGTTTTTACTTTACCCATTGAAGTCATGCCACCATTAGCCATCTTCTTAGCTGGAGCTTTTTTCTTCATCATTGCCATAAAGCCGGGATTCATTTTTGAAGCCATATCACCACCTCTTTTAAAAGATTTGTTTTTATCCGCCGCAGCGAATTCTTTACCCACAGACTGCTTAATGCCAACCTTCTTAGCAAAAGAGGGGTTATGGGCAACCGCCTCCATTAAATTATGCTGCTTTTTACTAACGCTTGGCATTATTTATATCCCTTTAACAGCCCGCCAAAAGCGTACATAGGATGATTTGGCCCCATTTGCTGTTGAGGCGCAGCTTGTTGCGCTTGTTGCGCTTGTAGCATAGCTAACATTTGTGGCGTTAATTGCGGCGGCATACCCTGCTGCGTTATACCTTGTGCTTGTGGCATACCCTGTGCCGGTGGCATACCTTGCGCTATACCCTGTGGCATACCTTGTGGCATACCTTGTGGTGCGCCGCCCATAATCCCGCCCTGCATTTGTGCTATTTCAGCAGGTGACATCTGTTGTTGCGGTGGGCCATATATACCTTGGTCGCCACCCGCGCCTATCACTGTAGTCGGGGCTTGCTGACTTGTAGGGCCTTGCGAATAGCCCACAGGAATAGGCATGTTCTGCGTCATAGCAAAATAAGGATTTGCGTAATCCTGATCTGCTTGCTGCCGACGCTGAGCCATTTCTTGCAAATACTGTAATTTCTTCTGATTCAACTGCTGCTGTTGGGCTGCTTGTTGAGCCGCAATTTGTTCAGCTTCTTCGTTTCTATTAACAGTTGCTTCTTCTTTTGCAGCCTCTACTAACGGGGCTTTCTCTTCCTCATATTGCTTATCAAGGATAGTTTTACCTTGCGCCTGTATTTTTGCTATTTCAGCTTTAGCTTTATCAATAGCAGCTTGATTGCTGCCGCCCATATAGCCGGACGTTACCGGTAGATTAGCTGTTTTTTGTAACTTCGCTATCTGCGCTACTTGCGCCGCGTTTAAGCCCTGATCGTTGTAGGTAGTTGCAGCTTTTTGTGCAGCGGCTTGTTTATCAGCAGCGGCTTTAGCTTTACTATCAGCAACAGCTTTTGCAGCGGCAGCTTTAGCATCAGCAGCGGCTTTAGTAGCAGATTGTTTATCTGAAGCGGCTTTAGCTTTCTTCTCAGCAGCTTGTTTAGCAGCTTCGGCTTTCTTCTCAGCAGCCTCACGTTTAGCGTTAGCTTCTCTTTCTGCTTTTTCTCTAGCTTTATCCGCAGCCTCACGCTTAGCCTGTTCAGCTTTTTCTTTAGCTTGTCTAGCGGCTTCAGCTTTCTTTTCTTCAGCCTCGCGTCTAGCGTTAGCTTCTCTTTCTGCTTTTTCGCGTTTTTGTTCAGCTTCTCTTTCGGCTTTTTCTCTAGCTCTATCCGCAGCTTCGCGTCTAGCGTTAGCTTCTCTTTCAGCTTTTTCGCGTTTTTGTTCGGCTTCTCTTTCCGCTTTTTCGCGTCTAGCTTGCGCTTCTCTTTCTGCTTTTTCGCGTTGTTGTTCGGCTCTAGAAGCCATAATTAAGCCCTCGTTTTTCCACGAATAGCACAGCCATCAGCACGGGCTGATGCGGATTTAATAGTGCCGCCTTTGGCTTTTTTCTTTTCTGGTGGGGGTGAAGATGGCATCTCGCCTGTCACATATTTAGATGTCTCTTTATGCGCTTTTTGCGTCATAGCGTCCATCTGCTTGTACAGCATATCTAACTCAGGGACGCTTTCGCCTTTTTCCCGACGCACTTCAAGCTCGCGTATACGAGCTTCCATTTTTGCGAGATTGTCAGCCATTAATAAATCTTCCCTCTAGTCTTACCACGCTGAGCAATACCATCACCACGGGATGAAGCAGAAGATACGGAGCCACCAGAACGATAGCGACCTGCACGAATGTCCGCTGAAGAACGAGTTTTCTTTTCTTTCTTATCTTCGTCTTTCTTAAAACCTTTTTGGAACGAAAAATCACCGTACTTAGTTTTGTACTGAGTATCGTCTTTCAAAGCCTTAGAAGCTGCTTTTGGCATATCTTCTGGTTCAACATCCATATTGGATTTAGGAATTTTAACTTCTGGAGCGTCTTCTTCTTTTTTCCTGTAGCGCGTCACAGGCTTGTTAGCGTTCATCTTAAAGCTACCTTGGCTACCAAGGTCTTTTTTACTTGTTACATCTTCGTATTTGCTAGGAGTAGTTTCTTCCTGTTTAAACGCCAAAGGCTTTGATCTATCTTTTGAGACGCCCGGCAATC